TGCGGTTGATGATGAGCCAGTGGCTGATCTTCCTGTGGCCGTGGTTGATGGCCTCCAGCGTGAAGCGCTCAAAGTATTCCCACACGGCCGGGTTGGCCGCGTTGAATGCGTTGAACTCCCGCTGGCGTAGGTGGAACGGGGTGTTCATGCTCATGCTTCCCTCGCTTTCAGCATGGCGTCTGCGTACTGGTATGCATAGTTGCCAACAAACTCCAGCGTGGTTGTGAACCTGCCATCCTCTCGTGCCAATATTGATTGCATCGCCTTGGCCGCAAAGTAGTCGCGCAGGGTCATGCCTTCGTCCTGACCGTGCGGATGCGTTGACGGAAAAGCCGGCTCGCCTGTGTACGTTCTGCTCATAGCGGTGCCTCCTCTGCGTCAGATGGATACTGTGGCCCGCTCGGGGCCCGTGGTCCGTGATACGGGGGCAGTGGAAAGGGAGGGAATGGCCAGGTCATAACTCCCCCTTCAACTTCAAGCCTTTGCCATGCACGTACTCTTTAATGGCCCTGATGGACTTCATGCCAAGGTTAGGTATTTTTGAAAGCTCCCACTCTGTCCAGCACACCATATGCTCAAGCCTCGTGACACCCTCGGCACCCAAGGCATTGACCACACGTCGCGTCAGAATGTTTGGATCGAGCAGGGTTTTTCCCTCCACCCCGTAGTGTGGCACCTGACGGCTGACATACACCTCCGTTTTACCAAACGTGGCCAAAGGCTTCGGCAATATTCCCAGCGTATCCACCAGCGTCATATCTGCCAGCTCGTACACCTTGCTACCCTCTTGCTGCAAAACCTGCAATGACAGCTCCGCTACTGCCTTGTCCGTAAACCCAAAGGGCACGACTCCCGATCCGCTGCCATCGGCCCAGCGCCATGTAATTGTCCAGACGTTCATGCCGCCACCTCTTCCTTGACCAGGATGGCCTGCAGGCCTGCCAGCATCTGCTGGGCTTCCTTGCGTGTCAGAGGTGTGTGGATGCTTGCGCGATCGTTGCGTAGAGAAAACCAAACTCCACCGCTGTCCCACTCGTCAATGTGGATGCGGAAGTCTGTCTCTGTGTACACAGTAACCATAATGTCTTTGTCGCTCATGTCATTTCTCTCTTTCTGTGGTTAAAAATTTAAAGGTCAATTCCCTGATAAATCGCTTCGAGGCGATTAATCTGATGCGACAGCATGTTGTTAAACGAACTGAGCTGGCTGGCCAAGGCAGAGCCTGACTGATCTGATCCGCGCAGAGAGTTGTTTGTCTCTGGCGCAGGAATGGTGGCTGTTGCCAGACGACGGTCCAGCTCGTCGATGACGCATATCAGCGCGTTGAGGTGCTTCTCAAACTGCTGCACCTCACGGGTCACGTTTCCTTGAGGGCGTACTTTTTCAACTGAGGCTCCAAGCGCCCCTCGAATTGCCTGCTCCTGGCCCCCGTAATACTCCTCTTTTGGCTGAGTGGCATTGCGCCAGGAATCGCTGTACGGGTTCTTTGGTGCGTAGTCCCTGGAAAGCGGGTCGTAGCTCATCGTGCATTCCCCTGCAAGCGGTCCGCGACCAGTGTGGCGTAACCCGCGATGTCGACCCAGCTGTCCACCTTGTCGGGGTTGCCGTTCACAATGCGCGCCATCTTGTGGACGATCATCTCCAGGGCTTCCCACTGGTCATCGGCGAACGTCTTGTTGTGCGCACGTGCGTGGTCCGCGAGCAGTCGTTTGATGCCCTGCATCAGTGTGGCGCCATCCCTGAACGTGCCGTAATCCTTGGCCCGCTCGTCGAGGGTCTCGTCCACGTCAGCTGCTTCGGCTTCCGGTTCGCGCTCGTCGTCGTACTTAAAGACGCCCTGCTTCAGGCCTTCTTTGACATACTCATCCAGCGGCACACCCATTGCTCGTGCAATCCCTATCTGGCTAGGGGACACGGTCACCTTGCGGCTAAGCCCAGGCATCGGTACCATCTCTGGCGGCTGGAATGCCTCATCCAACACTTGGCCCCGCAGCTTGTACGTCATGGGCTTAGAGGCCCCAAACTTAGAAGCCACTGCGGCCACATCAGTATTGGGGTGCTTGCGGAAATACTCTCTGATTTTGTCGGATTTGGTCATGGTGGCCTCAGAAACAAGTGGTGGTGCAATTGCTGCCGTAGCAGCATGTGGTGCAGGTGACCATACGGCTACCTTGGATGACGGTGTGCGTCGTGCAGGTGGCCCAGGCGGCGGTTGCTGCTGCGGCTAAGCCGATGGCGATAAGAGCTTTTTTCATGCGGTTTCCTTTTTGGTTTGAACAATGGCGCGTGCGTTGCCCATGCGGATGATCCGCAGGACGTAGTCGTGTGCCTTCTCGATGTCATGAACAGTGGCCTGCGCCAGCTGCTCTTCATGCAGGTCCATCACCAGCTTGAGCAGTTCCCACTGCTTGGCTGTCATGATGAACCGCATCTTGTTGGCCACGCCCCGGCGCGAGAGCTCCAGCAAGGCATCCTGCCCCTGCTTGATCTCGTCGATCCAGTCCGAGCCTTTGCCCATGATGGCCAGCGCTTCAGTGATGTTGAATGCGCCGATCAGCATGTCGATGTCTTCCTTCACTGCTTCGCCCTTGCGCAGCTGCTCAAGAGCAGTGCGGTTTTTGAGCTGAGCGTTCAGGTAGATGCCTGGCAGTTCGCGCACAGGTTTAAAGCCAGACAGGATGTAATCCAGCGGGCTTTGAAGCACGGCGCGTGGTCGGTATTTGCTGCGCTTTCTCATGACAGGCTGGAAATGCAGAGGATTCCAAACACGAGAGCCAGCGCCACCACGTAGGCGGCGTTCACCACGCTGTACCTTGGCCTGTGCGTGCCCAACAAGACGCCTTGAAAAAGCTCTGCGTCTTGGGACATCTCCATGGGCCGTGGCACGTGAGACACGCCAATCAACACCTTGCCGGTGTTGACGTACCTACCGCTTGCGGCAAGTTCTCTGTAGACCTCTTGGGTCCTTGGGTCGGGAAATTTAGTCATTGCACTCTTTCTCCTTTCTGTAGTTGCGAAGTGATCTTAGCACAACTAATTGGCTTGTCAACAACTCAACTTTATTTTCTGCATTTAACCATGCTTCACGCCACAGTCTCTGGTCTTCAAGGCGCTGTGCAGCTGCTTCAAGCAACTCCTCAACCGCAGGATAGACCTCCTTGATTGCGCGCAGTTCTTCGATCAGTTTCATGACTCATAGTTCTCCACGATCTCGTCCTCCAGCAGCATGATCTGTTCTTCGGTGAAACTCTTAGTGATGTCCACCTGGCGCGGCTTGCCGCTGGGTCCGACGATGGTCAGCAGAATCTTTGTGATGTCCAACTGCGCAGGCAACTCCGTGTCCTCTACCTGCATGGCCGGCAGCACTTCAAAAGTGAGTTCGACGGGGAACGTCATCTCGGTTTGATATTTCATCTTGAGCTTTCTGTTTGGCTTTTTCTTTGTTGGCAGCAATGCGCTGCAGCGTGAGCGACTCTTCGTAGGCGTGATCAAACGCGGGGAGGATGATGCTGTAGAGGTAGTTGCCCATGCCAACCTTGTAAAAGGTCGCAACTTCCTTGAGCATGTAGTACGCCTCTTCAGGCACAGAGACGCTGATCCAGCGCTTACCCTCACGCTTGGAGGGGGACGCACGAACCTTGTCGTACCTGTCTTTTTTGGGCCTACCGTTCTTCTTCGGTCGACCTCGTTTGCGCGCTGCAATGCGTATTGATTGACGTGCATATGGCTCTGGATGAGCCGGCACAATTTGTTCTCTGATTTTGGGCAAACGTCCTACCATTTAATTCTCCTTTCTTGTGGGCTTTGCAGTGTATCGGAAAAAATGGGCCAGAGGCAAGCCCCTGGCCCAAAGTCGTTCTCGCAAAGAAAGGGGCAACTGCTATTCACCCCAGCTCGATTATGCGGCTTCACCCCAACTTGGTCCAGTCTCAACGTCCACGCGGGAGGGCACCTCTAGGGTCACGGCCTTGGCCATGATGTCTGCGGCCTCACGGGCCTCGTCGATGTTGCGCACGGACAACGCCACCTCGTCGTGTACCTGCAGCAGGAGGTTAAAGCCTGCCTTGTACAGCGCCACCATGCCTGCTTTGGTCTGGTCTGCGGCCGAGCCCTGGATCAAACGGTTCAGGCCCTTGTACGTGCCCGCGCGCTTGATCCGTGAGCCGTATTCAATGACTGCCTGCTCACGCGGCAGCGCCTTGTTCACGCCCCACTCCACGGGCTCCCACAGCGGGAAGCGGCATTTGCGGCCCAGCAGCGTGCGAATGGACCCGCCGGAGGCCGGGTGGTCGATGCGCTTCATGACGGCGTCCACAGTGCCCTTCAGAAACGGGACCTTGCTGTGGAACGTGGCAATCAGCTCGCTGGCCTCGTCGATGGGCAGGTCCAGGCTGTTGGCCAGCTTGGCCTTGCCCATGCCGTACATCAGGCCCAGGCCGATCGTCTTGGCAGCCTTGCGTTTGATGCCGGCCATGTCGGCGACCATCTGGTGGAAGTCCGTGTCGGGGTTGTCGCGATAGGCCTGCGCCATCTTCTCTGCGCCCGGCAGGCCCAGCAGGGTGGCGTAGTGCACCAAGAGGCGCGGCTCCTGGGAACTGAAGTCGTTGGCCGCCCACATCTGGCCTTCCTCAGGCAGGAACAAGCCTCGCACCATGGGGCCAATGATCTCGTGGCGCGCGGGCACCTGCTGGAGGTTTGGGTTGGCCGCAGACAGACGCCCTGTGACCGTGCCGCCCTCCTCGTTGCGCATCTGGTTGAAGTGGGTGTGGACGCGGCCGTCCTTGGCGCTGTGCTTCAGATACGGCTCCAGGAACGTGCCGTGGGTCTTGTTGTACTCGCGGGCCTCCAGGATCATCTTGGCCATGGGGTGGTCGTGCGTGTCCAAGAAACTCTTGGTGAAGCTCGGTGCACCGGCAGCTGTCTTGGGGTACTGGATTCCCAGGCGGTCGAACGCGGCGGCAATGGACTGGGCAGCCCAGATGTCCACCTGCATGCCTGCCTGGCTCTTCAAGAACGCCAGGATTTCCTTTTCCTTGGCGCGCATGTCGCGCATGTGCATCTCGCACTTGGCGCGGTCAAAGTTGATGCCCTTGAGGGTGATGTCCACCAGCACCGGCAACACCTCTGTCTCGAGCTTGAACACCGACTCCACTTCGTCGTTGCGCATGAGCGCCTTGAAGTGATGCCACAGCTTCAGGGTGAGCGCCGCGTCCTGCTCAGCGTAGTCGCCCACGTGCATGGCAGGCAGCTTCCACAACTCCTTCTTGGGGTGCACGCCAAAGTCCTGCGCCGACTCCTTCAAGCCCTGCTCGGACTTGATCTCCTTGAGGTAGTCAAAGCCCAGGCTGTTGAGGCTGTAGGCAAAGCGGTTCTCGTCCAACACTGGCGCGGCCAGCATGGTGTCGTACACCATACCGTTTACTTCGAATCCCGTGGCCCGGAGCCATCCGAGGTCGTAGGCGGCGTTGTGCATGATTTTGTCGGCGGGGGTACGGAGAACGTCCGCCACCCATCGCTCCACCAGGCGTTTATCCAGGTTTCCACCACCAGCATGAGCAACAGGAAAGTAGCCAGCCCAGCCATCCACGGCGATTGCGTACCCGACGATAAAACCATCGTTGCGAGGCCAGCCAGGGCCAAGCGACTCCATGTTCGGATCACAGGTTTCCAGGTCAATTGCAATCTCCTTGGCTTCGCTCAAGTTGGGAAATGTTTGGGGTGGCAGCCACTCGGAAATCCGAGGGAACATGGACATGGTTTTGGTATCGCGCTTCATAGTCGGAAGCCTTTCTGTTCATTCTTTGGCAGCACAATGTGCAGCGCTTGTTTGGCGCGGGTAATGCCCACGTACAGCAGACGATTGATGTCGTCTGAATTCTTTTCATAGTCCTTCGCAAAGCGCGTGGACAGGTCGGACAGCAGCAGCACGTTGTCTGCCTCGCCGCCCTTGGCACCGTGAATGGTGGACAGCTTGATGGGCACGTGGCCCGTGAGCTTTGTATTGCGGCGCAGGAGCGAGACCAAGTAGTCCCGGCGGTCT